CTTTATTGATATGGAGAAATATACATTAGAGTCAGTGCTTCGTAAAGGAGCAGAACTTGTAAAACGTAAAGGAATTAAATGTTTAGTAATAGACCCATTTAATAAAGTAAGAGATAAGAACGCAAGTTCATTAGATGTTAATCTTTATACAATGGAGTATTTAACTAAGATTGAAACCTTTGCTAAGAAATATGATGTGCTAGTATTTATAGTGGCCCATCCAACTAAAATGTACAAAAATAGTGATGGCAAAATTGAAGAACCAAATATGTACAATATTAAAGGTGGTGGTGAATGGTATGATGCCAGTTACCAGATTATGAACGTAAGAATACTAAAGTCAAAGTACTTAAAGTCAAGTTCCAAAACTTAGGAGATAATGGAGCAGAATGTTTCTTTACTTGGGAACCAAAGTCTGGTAGGTTTATACCTGATCAAACTATGATAGCTAAAGAGGAACCAATGCCGTGGGAATAAATGAAAAGCATATATGGTCGTAGAAAGAATTATCGAATGCCTGACTATCTTCCACTTAAGGAAGAAATAAAAGCGAGAAATTATTGTATTAGAAATAATATAAGAATATCACCAATAGGTATAAAAGAAGATAATCAAAAATGGAAAATATCCATTATTATAGGACCATATCAGCGATGGGAAAAACCAAATATATCGCCAAGTGTTTATGACAAGCACACTATTTGGCCAGAATATTATAGAATGTGTAAATATTATTATGACAAGCGAATACGAAAAGAAATATAAAGATTTATTAAGAGACATTTTTAATGGTTCTACTACACCTCATGTAATGAGAAATGATAGAACTGGTGTTGGATGTGTATCTAAATTTGGATTAGGATTAACAATAGATATAGATAAATACTTTCCAATATTAACAGGTAAGAAAATGTATCCATATATCTATGAATCAGAATTTAAATGGTTTATATCTGGGCATACAAATGTTAAAGAATTGCAAGAAAAAGGCAATACAATATGGAATGAATGGGCAGATAAGGACGGAAATTTAGGCCCTGTGTATGGACATCAATTAAGGAACTTTAATAGTGATGGTCATGATCAGCTAGAAAGTGTCTTAAATAGTATCCAAAATGATCCAGATAGCAGGCGACACATCATTAGTCTATGGAATCCAGGCCAATTAAAGGAAATGGCATTACCTCCTTGTTATTTATATTTTCAATTTTTTGTAGAGAAAGAGAACTTAAATATGTTCGCCTTACAAAGAAGCGCAGATATGTTTTTAGGAGTACCATATGACATGGCTTTATTTGCGCAATTATTATTATATGTTGCAGAGAAAACAGGTCTTAATGCTAAGACTATAGATGTTAAATTTATTGATGCACATATATATCATAATCAACATAAAGCTGTATTTGAATATTTAAAAGCGCCATGGTATGCAAATACCGAATACACATATGAAAATGAAATATTAACTTTAAAAAATTATAAACCAGGAAAAGTAATAACGGTACATACGCAACAAGGTTATGGACCAGGAGAGTATGAAGTATTAGAATCTTCAGATGATATAGATTTTATATCCGATAGAGAACTAATATTACAAAAAGAATATGGTTACAAAATAGACAGAGAATTATATAAAAATTTAAAAACAAAAACCAAAAGTATGAAAATAAACGTAACAGAACAAACCACTACGTTCCCATACCCAGTAAGTAAACTTAAAGGTAACTTAATGGATAATATAGGATTTCAGTGGGAAAGCAGTCACGGTGTTTTCGTTCTTAATTTAAAATCAGTAAATTGGATAATGAGCCATGTACAAACATCTATGTATAACGACGATAGATGTTATGTATACAATAAAGCATTGGCTAATTGGTTTAGCAGCCCAGAATTATTTGAGGATAAAATTGAGAAAGAATTACCGACTGTTAAATGTGTTAAGAAACCTCTAAAAATGTTTGAGGATATACGTAATTGGGCAGCTACTAGAGGACTCTACGAAAGAGGAGATAGTAAAACCCAATATGTTAAATTACAAGAAGAAGCTGGTGAACTAGCTAAAGCATTATTGCAAAATGATAAAGCTGAAGTGATAGATGCTATCGGTGATATGGTTGTAGTACTAACTAATCTTGCACATTTAGAAGGAGTACATATTGAAACATGTATTAATACAGCTTATAAAGTTATTAATAAGCGTAAAGGAAAAATGATTAACGGAACATTTGTGAAAGATGAGAGATAAAATAATAGAACGAGTAATTAATAAGATTAAGTCTCGTTCAGACGTAGGTTATAGAAAGTACGGTGTTACATTAAAAGATGATGAGCAAAGTTTAGATACATGGCTAAATCATATACAAGAAGAATTAATGGATGCTGTTAACTATATTGAAAAAGCTAGAGAAGTATTGACTGATGAAATTGAAGAAGCTATGCTTAAGAGAATAGAAGTATACGATGAGAAGGAAATATAAAAAGAAAAGAGGGCCTGTCAATAGTAAGAAGATTACTGTTGATGGGATAACCTTTGCATCAGGTCTTGAGAAGTATATGTATCAAGCCTTAAAAGACGCAAAGATTAAAGCTCAATATGAAGGCAAAACATTTGTTGTTTCAGAAGGGTTTGATTTTCCAAATACATCTGTAGAACGATGTGCTAATGGAAGAGGAGAATTTAAAGATAGAGGAAAGAAGAAAATACTACCGATAAAATACACTCCAGATTTCATTGGAGATGGTTTTATAATTGAATGTAAAGGTAGAGCTAATGAAAGTTTTCCAATTCGTTGGAAATTATTCAAAAAAGTAGTAAGTAACACTGATCCTCACGTAATTATATATAAACCACAGAATCAGAAAGAATGCGACATAACAGTAAAATTAATCCTCGAGACGCTAAAAGGATAGCACGACAAAAATATGGAGAACGTCAAATTGATAAATGGTGGCGATGGAGTTGGGAAAAACGAGGGAGAGTAAAATATAAAGAATTAGTATCTTATCAAGATAAATATAATATAAAAGTTTATGGCTAAAAAGAAAAAAGAAAAAGAAGTAATAAAAGATAACTGGTCGTTATCAATTAGTTTCTATCCAGGTATATTATTTGGAATGAGAACTTATGATGAACCAACATTAATGGCATATGTTATTTATGTACCATTTATAGATATAGCATTAGAAATATATAAATAATGAGTTTATTTAAAGAACGAATCCCTTACAAACCATTTATTATACAGAAGGTTGGCTTAAACAAGCTCAAGCTTTCTGGTTACATACCGAGATACCAATGTCAGGCGATGTAAAAGATTGGAACGAAAAATTAACTCCAGCAGAGAAGAATTTAGTAGGAAATATCTTATTAGGTTTTGCTCAGACTGAATGTGCGGTATCAGATTACTGGACACAAAAAGTCGTATCATGGTTCCCTAAACATGAGGTACAGCAGATGGCTATGATGTTCGGCTCACAAGAAACAATACATGCTGTAGCCTATAGTTATTTAAATGAAACACTTGGACTCGAAGACTTTGAAGCCTTCTTACATGAACCAGCAACAGCAAAACGATTCGAAAATTTGGTTAGCTACGATGGTAATGACCCTGTTGGGATTGGTCGTAGTCTCGCTATTTTTAGTGCCTTTGCAGAAGGTGTTAGCTTATACAGCGCTTTCGCTGTGTTATATAGCTTTCAACTACGTAATTTGCTTAAGGGTATTGGGCAACAAATGAAATGGTCTGTAAGAGATGAATCATTGCATAGTAAAATGGGTTGTACTTTATTTAGACACATGTGTGATGAAATACCTACATTGTTAGATGATTGCAAAGAAGATATATATTCCGCCGCAAAAATGATGATGGAATTAGAAGAAAAATATATAGACAAAATGTTTGAAATGGGTGATATAGAAAATCTTAAAGCCTATGATTTAAAACAGTTTGTAAGAAAAAGAACAAATGAAAAACTACAAGAATTGGGTTACTCAGACAAAAGAAGATTTTTCCACTATGACAAGGACGCAGCAGCGAATCTTGATTGGTTCTATCATCTTACTGGGGGTCACACTCACACTGACTTTTTTGCGATTAGGCCGACTGACTATAGTAAAGCAAATGAAGGAGAAGATTTT